ATGATGCAAAGCGCCAGATCGAGGATTCCTACGCCTGGAACGTGTTGGGTCAGACTCTTACTTTCAACACTGTTGCTGGCACCTACATCTACTCCATGACCGGCGCTGGTCAGAAGTTCCAGGTGATAGATGGCATCAACGTAACGTCTAACGTTGGCTTGCGGAACCTGAGTTTTGTAGAGATGAATCGTCTACAGAACTTTTCTACGCCTATCACTGGTATCCCAGAGGCATATGCGTTTGATGGGGTTGACGGAAATGGAGACACCAAGGTGGTTCTCTACGCTCGTCCAGACAACGTCTATACGATGCAGTTCAGCCTCACAGTGCCTCAGGCTACGCTGTCGTCGGACAGTACATCTGTACTGGTTCCAGACGTTCTGGTGGTACAGAATGCCTATGCTCGTGCCCTGGTGGAGCGCGGGGAAGATGGTGGGTTAGCTTCATCTGAGGCTTACCAGCTTTATAGAGCCATGCTAGCAGATTACATCGCTCTTGAAAGCACTCGGTACCCTGAGAACCAAGAATTTGTTGCGATATGAGTGAGCCGCTTCAGATTGCCAGCATCTCAGCCCCAGGCTTCTTCGGGTTGAACACGCAAGACTCGCCTCTTGATCTGGCGGCTGGCTTTGCTCTTGTTGCGACGAACTGCATCATCGACCAGTATGGCCGTATCGGCTCTCGCAAGGGCTGGTCTAAGGTCAATAGCTCTTCTGGCAATCTTGGGGCTAATCCTGTTGGCGTGATCCATGAGCTTGTGCAGTCTGACGGCACTCTGACTGTATTGTTCGCAGGCAATAACAAGCTGTTCAAGCTCGATGGCTCTAACGCTGTCGTGGAATTGACCTACGGGGGGGGTGGGACGGCTCCTACGATCACTGCTAGCAATTGGTCTTGCTCCTCTCTCAATGGGATCACCTATTTCTTCCAAACGGGCCATGATCCGCTAATCTATGACCCCGCTGTTAGCACTACGACCTATCGTCGTGTGAGCGAGAAAACAGGCTATGTTTCTACGGTTCCAAGCGCCAACATCGCTTTGTCGGCTTTTGGTAGGCTGTGGGTAGCCAATACGTCTACCGTCAAGAACACGGTCTACTTCTCTGATCTGCTGGCAGGTCATGTGTGGTCTACCGGCACTGCTGGCTCTCTCAATGTGGACAGGATCTGGCCAAACGGCCCTGATGAGATCCAAGGACTCGCTGCCCACAACGGCTTCCTGATCATCTTCGGCAAGCGGCAGATTCTGGTCTATCAAGATGCCACTACGCCATCTACGATGCAGCTTAGTGACACTGTTGGCGGTATCGGATGTATCGCACGGGATACGATCCAGACAACCGGCAAAGATGTGCTGTTCTTGTCCAACTCTGGTGTCAGGTCGTTTGCCAGGACTATCATCGAGAAGTCTGCTCCGCTTGGAGATCTGTCCAAGAACGTGCGCAATGACATCATGGACATTGTTGCTGGCGAAACGCTTGCCAACATCAAGTCTGTGTACTCTGAGAAAGAGGCCTTCTACTTGATTACGCTGCCTTCGGTCAAAGAGGTCTATTGCTTTGACACCAGGGGACAGCTACAAGACGGTTCGTTCAGGGTCACGGTTTGGGACTCGATAGAGCCAACTGCTCTGTTGTCTCGCAGGAATGGCGATGTCCTTATCGGCAAAACTGGGTACATCGGTAAGTACGGGACATTCCAAGATGATGGTGTGGCGTACAGGATGTTGTACTACACCAACCATGCCGATCTTGGAAACCAGAACGTCACATCTATCCTTAAGAGGCTAAAGGCTACTGTCATCGGTGGCACGAATCAGACGGTCACGATGAAGTGGGGATTTGATCTGTTGACCAACTATCAGTCATCCAATGCCGTCATTCCGACTCAAGGAATTTCTGAGTATGGCATTGCTGAGTACGGTGCTAACGGTGTGCCTGTTGCCTACTACTCCGAGGGCGTATTGATGCAGATCTTGTCTGTGCCTGCAACTGGCAGCGGAAAGATTGTGCAAACTGGTTACGAGTCAGATATCAACGGAGCATCGCTGTCGATTCAGCGCATTGAAATCCAATACAAGGATGGGAAGCTGTCCTAATAAACGGAAACGGAGATTGCTGTGTCAAACTACACCAAGAGTACCAACTTTGCTACCAAAGATGCGCTGTCATCTGGCAATCCGCTGAAGATTGTCAAGGGCACTGAGATTGACACTGAGTTCAACAACATTGCCACGGCTATCTCTACAAAGGCTGATCTTGCATCGCCTACGTTGACTGGTACTCCAGCAGCGCCAACAGCTTCTTTGGGTACTAGCACAACGCAGATAGCAACTACTGCATTTGTACAGGCGGCGCTTCAAATTCTGCATCCGGTTGGTTCAATCTACATCAATTCATCCAACTCCACTAACCCTGGTACCCTGCTTGGATTTGGCACTTGGTCAGCATTTGGTGCTGGTCGAGTTCCAGTTGGCTTTGATTCTGGCAATGCGTTGTTTGATACTGCTGAAGAAACTGGCGGTAGTGCTGATGCCATTGTTGTCAGTCACACACACACCGCAACATCTACTGTTACAGACCCAGGTCACACTCACTCTCCAGGCAGCATTTCTACAAGCAACATTAACGCTGGTACCAGCAATGGTGGATCTGTTCAGTCTCCTGGGCCAATCCCGAGTGCTACTACTGGAATTAGTGTGGCCACTACCGTTGCCTCAACTGGCTCCTCTGGAACCAATGCGAACTATCAGCCGTACATTACTGTATACATGTGGAAAAGGACTTCGTGATTACACATCACTTCAGTGACGGCCTGTATGCAAAAGAAGCAAGATTCCCTGCTGGATCTGTCATCCTCAAGCATACACATGAGTTCAGCCATCTATCGATCTTGGCTCATGGGAAAGTTGCAGTGATGATGGGCGATGATGTGAAGATTGTGAGCGCACCTGCTTGCATTGAGATCAAGGCTGGTCTTACGCATGGCGTAAAAGCGATTGAAGATTGTGTTTGGTTCTGTATCCACGCAACTGACGAGAAAGATGCGTCAAAAGTGGATGATGTTTTGATTGGAGTTTGATATGCCTATAGCAGCAGCAGCAATTGGCTTGGGTGGGAGTCTTCTAAGCTCACGATCTGCTAGAAATGCAGCGCAAACAGCCGCCAATGCAACAATTGAAGCGGCTCGTATAGGAGCAGAGGAAGCTCGATTCCGACCAGTAGGTATCACTACTCGGTTCGGCCAATCCATGTTCCAGACTGGTCCAGATGGCCGAGTAACGGGTGCTAGCTACGAGTTGGCTCCAGCGCTTCGTGCTTACCAAGACCGTCTGATGGGCTTGACTGGCATGGGATTGACCCAGGCCGAGGCTGCACCTGGGATGTATCAGCCTCTGTTTGGCGCTGGCCAGGGCTTGTTTGGTCTTGGTCAACAGTATCTAGCGCAATCTCCTGAGCAGGCTGCACAGCAGTACATGCTGCGCCAGCAAGACCTCTTGGCTCCTAGTCGTGAGAGGCAGTTTGCACAACTTCAGAATCGCCTGTTCCAAACTGGCCGTGAGGGTCTTTCTCTTGGCGCTACTGGTACCCGTCCTAGTGGAGCGGTTGGACTTCGTGCGACTACTCCTGAGACGGAGGCTTATTACAACGCCATAGCTCAACAAGATGCTGAGTTGGCTACTCGTGCTGCAGAAGAGGGTCGTCGTCAGGTTGCGTTTGGTGCTGGATTGTTTGGTACTGGCGCAGATTTGATGGGTAAAGGCTATACGGGTCAGGTTGCAGCACTGTCCCCATATGAGGCATATCTTACTGGCGCTCAGAATCTTGAAGCGCTTGGACAACAGCCTTTGAACATTGGCATCAACATTGGTGCTAAAGGTCAAAGCCCAGCAGCAGCAGATATTCTTTACAGAGGTGGTACTGGTGCCGCTCAAACAATGCTGGCTGCTAATGCTTATAACCCATTTGCAGATCTGTTGATCCAAGGCTCTCAGACTCCTGGATTTACACGAGGCATATCTAACTTTTTTAGCAATAGACCTTCGATGAATGCCTTAGATACTTCAGCATATGGTTTTGGCTTGCCAGGATTTGAAGCCGCTCAAGCTGACATCTATGGACGTTAAGGAGTAAAAAATGGCAACTGACATCGTGCCTTCCCTCTTTGGTATCACGCCAGAGTCATATCAACTCGCACAGCAGCAAGCCGCATCAGATAGGGCACTTGCTTTTGCAAAACTAGATCCATTCCAAAGGGCATCCTATGGCATGGGCATTACTGCGTATCAACTAGGTCGTGCCTTGGGAGGTGAAGATCCGCAACTGCGTATGATCAGCAATCGCAATGCTATTGCGCGTCAGATTGATCCTACAGATCTTCAATCCATGATGCGTGGTATCCAGGCTCTGCAACAGGCTGGTGATTCTATTGGTGCTATGCAACTGGCTCAGGTGTACCAACAGCGCATGAAGGTTCTTTCTGATATTGCTCAAAATCAGGCAGCGGCTGAGTCTTCTAGAGCAAGTACTGGTAAAACACAGGCTGAAACGGAGGTCTTGAGGCGTAAAGAAGCAGAGTTAATTGAAGCTACTAAGGCATACCGAGGTGAGGGTAAATCAGCACAACCGGCTCAAGCACAGACTGCTGCACCAGTAGAAGCAGCAATGCCTCCATCGGCTGCCGCTGTGCAAGCACAGACTGCGACTCCAGCAGTACCAAGGTCTGGCATGGCGCAGGAAATTTTCAATGAATACGGCGAGGAAGCGGCTAAATTCTTTGAAGCCAATGGCTACCTGCCAGCCGGAATGTTCCCACGGCTTGCTGACCAACAACAGACTAGAGGCATAAGCAGAGAAGACTACGCTACGTCTCGCAATCAATTCCGCGAAATGTTGAGGGCGCAAGGCGTTAACGTAGACGCTCCTGAGTTCAACATCCAGCCGCCAGCTCAAAGTGACATGGCCGGTCAGTTTCGCAGAGACATGGAGGCTCTTGGCATTAGGATGGCTCCTGCTGCTGCCACTCCTGCCGCTCCAGCTGCTCCCGCTGCTCCTGCTGCACAGGCTACTGCTGCAAGGGATGAAACAGCTTCTAGGGTATCGCAGATCGAAACACGGCTCTCAGCAATTCGTCGCGCCCGTGCTGCTGGTGTCAAAGATGCAGAACTTGAAGGCAAGCAACTAGAAGATGAGTTGAAATCTATCCGCGAAGCATCTAAGCCTACGCCTCTGAGTCGTCTTATTGCTGAACGTGATACAGCCATTCGTAATGGGGCAGATGTTAATAGTTCACTTGTGCGTAACTTTGATGCTGCCATCTCGAAAGAGACTGGGCAACAGTTGAGCTTTGGAGAGCGAGCAAACCGTTATGCTCTTTCTATGTTTAACGGAACTTCGTATATCAATTTGACACCCACTCAACAGGAACGTGTCAATAAACGCATCACTGATGAAGACAAGGAGAAAGCTAAATCTGGTGCGACAGTTCTTCCTGGACAGCCAATCCCTCCAAAAGATTGGATTCAATTTGAGAAATTTTTACAGGATCAGCCTACGTTTAAGCAGACGGCGGCAATGATTTCTGCTGCTCCTAGTGTCTTGAATGTGATTCGTCAGTCCACTTCCAACGATTTTGCAGCTAAAGCATTGCCAACCAGTATTGCAAAGTTGTTTGACAGTAACCAGCTTTCTGACAAAGATGTTGCTCGGTATGCTCGGACTGGTGGCCTGGATGACCGTCTTGCCGCTATGGCGGCTGAGTTCTTCACAGGCCGCGTGACTTCTGTCACCAAACAGCAAGCAGAACGCTTTATGACCAATGTTTATCGTGGTGCTTTGCTTGAGCAGCGGAATGTATATGCAAGTCAGGCAGACATC